GCCATTCTCACGGTACATGGCAACGCACTCGGGCGTGTCTTCCAGGACCAAGAAGGGCTTGTAGGTCTCTCGCGCCTTCATCAGCATGTCCTGTTTCACCAGGTGGGCCTTCCGATAGTCACCCGTTTGGCGCATCCAGCACGAGTCCCAGTTCAACTTCTTGGGGCCGACGTTGTGACTCAACCAATGCTCCGTAGTTTCACGGTATTCCTCACTGCGCCCGGTGAACATGAGCACATTGGCCTTGAGCGACATGACCTTCAGCATCTCAATGACCTCCGGGATGGGAGGGTCATCGGGTATACCCGCATAGAAGGCATCCCAGTCGCGGGAGCCGTCCTTGATATGCTTCAGCCGGTGTACGGGGTCTGCCACCACCCCGTCTATGTCGCAGAGTATGACCCGCGGCTTGGCCTTGGCGAGCTTGCTCCCGTACAAGCCCTCCGTGATCTTCTCATCCGCCGTCTTCATCGGTTTTTCGCCTTCTGCTTGGCATAGTATTTTGTCTTCATCTGATCGACAAAAAGGTCGACGTCGCAACTGACCTGGGCGTATGTCTTGCCGAAGATGTCCGCCACCATGTCGTATGGTGCGCCATAGCCGGGCTGATTGGACCCGCCCATGTACTCGCTGAACTCTTCCCTCGCCATCTTGAGGATCGCCTCACGATAGGTGATCTTTTCTACTGGCTTGGGCATTCTGCTACTCCTGTCCCTTGATTTCTTCGATTGTCATTGGCCGGTGGAGCGAATCCCATCCGACGTCGTACCGATTCTTCGGCTGGCGTCCACGAGGTATCGTTCCGTGGCAGTGACCATGGAGGTGAATCGTCTTTTGGCTGTCCATATTGTTCCACTGTTCGATTGGGAAATGAAACATTACGTTCCGTCCAATCCGCAGATAGGTATGGACTTCGGCCCAGTGCTCGCTCTCCCGCACTTTTTTCGGGTCGTGGTTGCCAGATACGAGGATCTTGCACCCGTTCAACCGGCGCAGTATCTCCAAGGCGTTGTCGAGATCTCCCAGCGCGAAATCCCCGAGGTGGTACACGGTATCCGTGGGAGAGACTGTTTCGTTCCATATCCGCTCCATCTCCAAGTTCATTTCCCGCACATTGGCGTACGGGCGGTTGCAGTACTCGATGATATTGTGATGCCCGAAGTGGGTGTCACTTGTGTAGTATGTTGCCATCGTCAGCCCTGGTTGGCAATGAGGGATTGATAATACCACTCATGGAGGAAGCCTCGACGTAGATCGTACCCGGTCCGCACCATCTGCCATGCCCATACGGCGCGACCCGTTCGGCCATTTCCGTCCATGAACGGGTGGAGCTTCTCGAAGGCTTGGTGCACCGAGTACGCGGGGTCATGTTGGGTTGCCCGCCAGCATATGTTTTCGAGGTTGGCTTTGATAAACGGGCTGCCCAAGGGGGCGACATAACCTCCCACCCGTACGTTCTGACCAGGGTTGAGCCGGAGGGGCTTGCCTGGTTGGATGACCTTTTGGAAGTCAATGACATCTTCAATCTCCAGTTTGTGTTTGTCGAAACGCCCGGTGTTGTTCAGCAGCGTATCATATGCGTCAATCTCTACACGCAAGGCGGCATCACCGAGGTCTATGCTCTCAATTCGGTTAGACTCTTTGATAAATCCCTCCAGCATCGCCATCTTGTACATTATAGCAGCTTCCAATCTTCGTCCGGGTCGTAGAACTTCTCCGCCGGGAACTGTTCGGCAAGGGTTCGTCGCGGCTGTTTCAGGTCAACAACCTTGCCATCGATGTCGTAGTTATCCTCGGGATGGATACGCCTAAAGATGCGCCCCACCTTGGGGTCCCTGAAAACCGCCTCGGCATTCGCCCGCCGCTTTGCCTTAGCAGCCTGCTTCTTGGCCTGTTTGCCTGCCTCGGCGAGAATAAACTTGAAACCATCCACGTAACCACGGCTCCAAATCTCCTTGTCAGTGCCGACGAGGGCGCAACTATACCGCTTCTTCGCTGCTTGACGTTTCTCCTCGCTCACGTCGATCAGCAATTCTTGGGAATCCTCTTGCCCCGCCTCGTAACCGCCCCAATACGCGTCGTTGTTCCACATATCCATCAAAGTCATGCGCTCGCCCTCCTGTTGGCTCTGCTTTCCGCACCTCTAAGAAGTCTGCCAGTAAGGCCGCTTTCCGGGCGGTCGATTGTCGTAACTTGCGTAATAGGAACTGATCCGGCTTTAACGCGGATACGGGGTTTGACACTATCACTGGAAGGTGCCGGGGTTCGTAGGGTTTTTCGGTCATTCGCATCTTCCCTCGGTTTAAAAGCCTTGTTCGAACGTGTGATGCATCTGATGTTCCGACACTCGACCATGTCTGCCGAGATGTCGATCGGACGTCCGCACTGGATACAATCGAAGATCGGGTCCTCCGCACCATCCGTCAGGAGATAAGTCTCCATCATAAGTTCGTGCAGGCTCTGTTCATCGTGTTTCTTGTCGCCTATCATTGTATCATCCACTCCCTATTTCGGAGGCTCGTACGGGACCATGTGGAATTTATCGTCCAGGTATCGATGCCGATTGTTTTCAGACGCGAGGCATATGTCGCGTAGTTCACATCCTCCGTACATCTGGCAGGAGCCACGGTTGCGCGGCCAGTGCTCTGTTCGATGGCATATATCAACATCGTTGACGAGTCGTACCATGTCACGTTCGAACTCGTTGATATGATCCTCTTTGACATCAATGCGCTGCCTAGCCCAACGAGTACCGTTGACCATCGTTTGGCAAGCCTCGACCAGTACTCCTTTGACAGGTAGCCCCAAAGCCCGACACGCCCAACGGTAGGCGGTGAACTGCGTGGATGGATTCCATGAGTTCCAATATGAATAATTAAGTACTCGTCCCGTTGTCTTGATGTCAACAATGAACAGGTCACCCTGCCATTCCGCCAGCCGATCGATCCGCCCCGACAACCGCCATGGAGTGCCCGGTATAGCCAGCTCGAACCGTAGTTCCACCGCGGGTGCATCATTGAACTTTACTGTCTTGAAAGGGTCGTCCGCACCCCATGTTTCGCCATACCACGACACAGCGCGGCAAAGCGTGTTCGGGGTCCGGCTATTGTCTGGGCTGCCGGAGAGGCTGGGAGCCAGTTCCAGTGCTTTAGACACAGCAGCGAATTGAGCCTCCACGTGGCTCTCCGTAAGTAGTTTCGTCTCATGATATGCCTCGATTCCCGAGTGAACCTGCGTTCCAAAGTGGGCGTTCCACAGCGTGCCACGCGGCCGCCAACGCTCCAAGTCTTTGATCTTGTAGTAGTACTTGCACTTATCCGCGTCGCCAAGGGAAGAGGGGTCAAATACCTCCTGCTTCCCATCGACAAACTTCTCGAACAGTATCTCACCCATGGACGCATATCTGCGCTAGGGTGTAGCCCACCAGCAACGCCACCGCAGCGGCGCAGCCAATTATATAGAACCAGGGTTTGGCGAGCCACCACCAATCGTCCAAATCCCTCCAGAACGTCTTCCATTTAGTCATAGCCGTGGTCCCTTAAGATATCCTCCCAGCGGGCCAGGAGGGCCTCCATCTCGTCCTCATTCTCGTGGTAGAAGTCGAAGGCACCCTTGTGAGTGGTATCGAGCAGCTCCATTAAGCATTCTTCCGAGATCATTCTACGTTCTCCACTTCCTGAATTGCACTAATGATGTTGGCTCGTAGCTCCTGCGACCATCGTGCGTGGCTGTCAAGATCATCGATTGCCTCGTACAGCATGTCGACGACTCGGTTCTTAACGTCTTCGTTGCTCATCCGAGCACCTTTGCGTTCAGCAATTCGGCGTCGGTCATCTCCGGCTCTGCGGCTTTCTTACTTGCCATCTTGCGGGCGTCTCCCTTGGCGTCGAGCTTCTCAAACTTGGCCCGGAGGGCACGGTAGTGGACCACAAGGGCGCGGCGTTCGTCGTCGGTGATTGTCTCAGCGTCTTTCTCCATCAGAGCGTCTACATCGAATTCAAGTGGATCGTTCATTTCATTCTCCTTCATTCTCATTATACGCCCATTTTCCGGCGAATGCAAGCATTATTTTCATTTTCTGGTCCTCTGTGATCTTCTGCGATCCTCTTATAAAATCGCATTTGGGGGTGGCGCGGGTGTATAGTTAGTAATTATATAATATGAGTTTTACTTCTTACGTATACTAACATCCTGCGGCACCCCCAGAATCATTTCCTAAGATGTCCCCAGAAGACCTCAGAGGACCAGGATTCGAAATCCGATCGATGACCCTGCGCAAAATCATATTGGCCGTTGTCTGCCGCTTTTGGGCAGCAACCAGGTCGTGGTGGCGATCTTGCACCTTTTGATTTGCGCATATGCGGTCAGCTTTGGCCCTCTGCAACCGACCGCCCATATCAGATACTCCCAACTTGGCCATCTTCAGGTTGCTGATGGCTGCGGCCAGTTCCTTTTCATCATTCATCGTACCATCTCCTTGAGCATTGTGACATAGTTGTCGAGAGTCGTCCCTTCGAGGCCGGGGGCGGTGTTGACTTCGATAGCATAGCACCGATCCTCTTTACCGTTCCAAATGATGTCGACCGCACCGAAGTCGAGGGAGAGAGCTGACATGGTATCAACGGCACATTGTTCCAACCCCTCCGGCGGGTCGAGGTCGTTGCGTTGGAAGATAAAGCCCGCGGCATGATTTCGTACCCTCCAGTCTTCAATTTCGGCATCTGCCCGACGTACCTTACGCTGCACATCGAAGCTCTTTCCGCCCCCCACATGGACGCGGTACTCCTCCTTCTTCTTGATGTACAACACGTAGAGCGGAGCGTTCACCACTTGATCCGCCACCTCCGCAATCACAATTCCAGCACCGGAATGCCCAGCGAGCACTTTCCGGCACACTACAATCTTCCCGTCGTTCGTCCACTCCTTCGCCACCTCCTTGTCCGTGGTAAACGATGGCGTCAGATCGGTGTCCACCAGCTTCTGGAAGAAGGTTCGCTTGTTGGATGCCTCGATAATGCACTCGGGGCGGTTGAACACTTGACATTTGTCGATCTCCGCGGTTGTTTCGATGGCTCCCCAGTTGATGACCTTCTTCCGGGGGCGGCCAATAAAGGTCTTGCTGTCGTGTTTGATCCGCCGAGCAGGGATGGCAAAGCGTAACGCCTTGGCACCCTTGCTTGCGAACTTATAGCTGTAGATTAGCATTATTCCTCGCCACGTGCGAAGGGGTTAGGTTCCTGCATGCGCTGGGCACGGTGCTGTTGGCCTGCGATGACCTGTCGCAGCGCGGCCTCACGCTGTTCTCTATAACCATTACCGCGCTTGGGTGGACGCTCGCGGACACGGGGGTCGTCCAATACCTTCTCCATCTTACGCATGTAGTTATCGTGGCTGTGCTCGTCGAAGGCATACACAGCAGGCTGGATGCGACGAATACACTGTACCACCATTTGATGCATGTCCCGACACTCGACGAGTTCCTCGTATGGACCGAGGGCATCAGTGATGAATTGGCCTGGGCCGATCGACACCGCTTCGACGATCTGCTGGGGTTTCTCGTACTGGAGGGATTTGTCCTTGAGGCGCAGCAGGATGTCCACCCAGGTCTTGATGACGTTGAGATCCTCCGGTGTGCGCATGCCGCGGAACTCCATGCTACCATACTTCTCCAGCGCACCCAGGTTGATCGAGGCATAGCGGAACTGGTCGCCCGACATCCAGTGTACGGTATGCTCCTTGATGCACCTGGCGAAAGTAGGAATGAAGTGGGATGCGTCCCCGGTCCGCAAGCAGAACAGGTTACCCTCTCGGTCTTCACCACACCAGCGCATGAGCACGTCCTCGAACGCCAGGTAGAGCACGGCGAAGTTGAACGTCTGTCGCAGCGTGAGTTCCTGGCAGTTGACGTGGATATGGACGCCACAGCGTTCGCTCGGTTCCACCAGATACAAATCAGAAGCATGACGTCGCATAAGCAGGTCTATGACCTCCTTCACTTCGTCACGTGGCACCGGGTCTCGGAGCACGTACTCGGCACTGTTGCCGCGAAGGGAACCATCCCCCGTGACTGTCCAGTATTTGTCGTCATTCATGTCGAGACGCGGCCCTTCAACCTCGACCTCGATGCCCACTTCGCCCGTTTGTTCCCTGACGCCGCGAAGGATTTTAAGCATCTTTATCATTGCACTGTCTCCAGTAGTTCTTGTAGATAGAAGTGTTTGTCGAACAGCTCGTACTTGTCGTCCAGGCCCTTGCGACCCACCTTGCCAATGTGGCGGTGGATCAAATAGCCGTCTAAGCGAACGGCGAAGTCGCGGCTGACTGCCACCGTGCTCTTGTTGTTGAACAGCTCGTGCACACTCTCGAACTTCGGAAAGTCGTTGTACACTGTCTTGCCGAATGCTCGGGAGTCGAGAAGCGCCCCGATCTCGGGCGTCCGCTTACCGTCAAACGCCGTGACCTTACAGTTACCGCGGCAGATGCCAATCTTCCACTGGCGGTTGGGGTATCGATCCACCAGGACTATGGATCGCTGCATATTGACGAAGCCCGTGGGGACCGGCACATAGTCGATACTCTTATGTCCCCAGTGGATAACGTGATGCTTTGCCACCCCAACTTGGTGGTATGCCAGACGAAAGCGTCCTGCGTCCACTTGTTCAACGTGGTCGATAAACACCGGGTCGCCCCCAATTCGAATGACCGAGTGTTGGAGACGCATGTTGGCATTGCGCTCATCGTATAGATCAATCATTCGATTTCACCAATTACCACATCTTCCTGAGCATAGTCGTGCAACCTCCAGTTGTAATCCCTATCCTGTGGCGCACCCAGCTCGGCGACCTCGGCATCCTCCATACGAACGTCCTCGTCGTTACGTTCCAACTCAAAAGCCCCTGGAGCAACATTGTCAAGCGCACGTGCAAAGTCAATCAATCCATTCCGGGGGCGGGGCTGACGCATGGGATGCGCATGCTGCCACACTTCAATGCCGTATGGAGCGACTTGCTCCAACAAACCTGCACTGTTGGCAAAGCTGCCTTCGTTGATCGCCTCCTCTGGGCATTCGAACTTGTTGGCAAGTACGTGGCCCTGTTCCAGGTAGTACATGGCACTGGTAACAGCACGAAACACCCGACGGGACAGTTCGTTGGACTGGAGCCAGAAGTTGGACAGGACGCGGTACTCGACGCCGTAAGGCTTGGGCCGGAACGCACCCGCCTTGCCATAGAGAGCACGCCGCTCGGCGCTTTCGAGCTTGATCGCCGGGAGCGCTAGGAAATAATCGAGCTGCTTGACAATGGCAGCACAGTCCTGCATGTGTTCTTCGGTGTACGGATCGTCGACATCTGCGAAGCCGATGTGGACATGCCCAGCAGCGGTACGCATGTTCGGGTTCTCAAGATCCGGTACCATGTTTTGCTGCATGGTATATGCGTTGTAGTCGGGGTCACACCCAAGGACAAGGGCTTCGGGAGGTTGTGCATTGATGTGTTCCTCCGTGAAGTACGCACATGGCTCGATGGCAAAGTGCAGGTTATCCGGCACCATCTTACGCATCTCAGACATGACGACATTGAGGTTGTTGCACCAGTCGTTCTCGTTCTCCGCCGGTTCGATGTTGAACTCAAGCGCCAGGCCATCGACCTGCACGGCTCCGTTCGCCACCGCATGCGGCTCTTCCTTCGTGCCAGGTATCACACCGTGAGCGCTGTGGTATTGCTCTCCGTTGAGGAGAAACAGCTCTGGGTCTGCTCCTACTTTCATTTCTGATCTCCAAACATCATGTTTCGGGCTGCTGTCGCGCACTCACCACACATGGCAGTATCGGCCGAGAGAAACTCGATCTCGGCGTCAGTGAATTGTAGGTTTGTCCCGCAATCCAAACATTCTTTGTAGTGCCTCTGCCAGCTCACCGCGGTTAGTTCCAGATTCGTCCAGCAACGCCGCTTCCCCGAATCCACCTGCCCCTGAGCTTTGTGGACTTTCAGCGCCACCTTCTTGCGGAGGCGTTCGCGCTGGATAGGGTCTTTTGTAGCGTGCATGAACGGAATAACCTTGGCTACCTTTGCCGCCGGGCGTTCTTCCGTTTTAGGCGCTTTGCTGTCTGTTTCGCCTTTCGTTTCTGTTTTTTGCTGAGTGCTCGGGACTTGTTGGTTGGCCCGTGCGGCTGCTGCCGTGGCTCTTGCTCGCTCTTGGGCTTGGACTTGCGCTGTCCCCCGCCCGTAGCTGACGTAGGACGTGTGAACGACGTGCGAAAATGGGGTGAGCTGCTTTGACACGTGGCTCACCTCCTTCTTTACGTTGTCCCACTTGAACTTGAAGTGGAAGTTGGGCGACGGCGAACGAATCTCGTCCAGCTTGATGTTGTGGCGTAGCTCGATAACTTCTAGCATCCACGACTCGGAGGCATAGAACACGGCGTCCCTGTTCTTGGTGTAAGCAAAGTGCAGCGTACGCTCCTTGTTGCGCAGCATGTTCATCACACCCTCATCCAGATTCCACCAGATGAGTGCCGCGGCTCCGTCCAGCTTCGCCCAGGTCTTCTCAGGCCCGTGCTGGTTGATGGAGTTCAGGATGGTTTCGCTGTCTGTGTCCCAGTTACCCTCAATACCGAGATCGGTTATCCGCTTGAGCGCGTAGTCGTGCACGGTCCCGTTGTGCATACCGATGCAACGCCCGGCGATGAAGGGATGAGCATTCGCGGTGGTCACTTCCCCCTTGGTAGCCCATCGGTTGTGTCCAAGGAAAGCCTTCCGCTTCAGGTTCTCCAGCTCCTGATAGCCCTTGGAATAGATGAGGTCCTGGGGCAGACACGCATCCTTGTACGTCATACATGTGTGTTTCTTTGCCCCTTTGATTAGTGGTTCCTCCGCAATGAAGGCAACCCCGGTGGAATGCGGTCCACGAACCACATCGAAGATGAGGAGGTCACGAAACCCCTTCTTGTAATCGGCCTTGTCGTCGCCGATCAAACCAACCAACCCACACATTAGACTGACACCCCGCAGTTTTCCTTGACATAGGCGAAGTAGCGATTGGCCAGATCGTCATGTCCTGGGAACTCAGGGTGGGGCTGGAAGCAGAGGGCGTTGAACTCCTCGTAGTAGCAGATCTCGACGTCCCGCCCCCTGCCGAAGACACGCTGCTCCTTCAGGTCCTTGGGGTTGATCGAGATCTTCTCCGTCGACTCAGATGCGACACCGATGACCTCGGCATCCCGCGTTGGGATGATCATCTGGTGATGTGTTGAGGTGACATTGAACACCTCGCCCGTATTCTCATCGCGTGTCTCATGCACGCCCGGAATACCGTGATTGTTGACGTCTTGGTACATCCGGCCTCCGCACATGACGTTGAGGAACTGGCCGCCGCGGCATATGCCAGCAACTGGGACACCGTTACGTCGGGCCGACAGAAAGATCTGCTGCTCGGCGAGATCCCGTATTGGATTGCAGTGGGTCGATCTATGCTTCGGCTCGCCGTAATACGTGGGGTCAACGTCGCTTCCTCCGGTGAATTGGACGAGATCAGCCTCACGTATGTTGGTAACGATGCGCCAGCCTGCGCTCTTGAACATTTCGGTGTAGCCATGTGCGTAGTCCACGATGAGCACCGAGGGTGGTGTTTTACTTGCCATTAGACGTACTCCTTTTCCCATTTCTTGACTTGAGCTATTAGCTGGTCGCCAGATACTGTTTTGTAGTCATGCCCACCGTAACGACCGTCGATGTGAACGACCTTTTGTTTTACGGGACGCTCAAATTTGACTTCCTCGCCCTCCCCTGATGGATGGTCGTTGAAGAACATCGCCACGCCGTCATACTCACGGTCTTCGTGTATGGGTTCGAAGTCCCGCGTCGTTACGCTATTGTGCGTGGGCATCTCATGTGCGACAAAGTTCTGCACGCCTTCGACGCTCGTCTCACCACCCCAGCCGTTGAAGTCGAACGGCTTGTGAGCACCGCCCCCTTCAGAGTTAATGATCCAATGGTCTTTGTATTCGTCGCCATCCAGCGTTTTGATGAAATGTGTCGCGATGAGTGCAAAGTCCTTGTTGATGCCTCCCTTGGCCAACAAACCCCACGCAGCCACCATGCCGCGGTATTCTAACTGGAGGCGCTGCGACATTCCGGCCCCTATGATGTAAGGTGCTGGATATTCGACGTCGTACTCAACGCCGAACTTGTGGGCTTCCTTGGCGTCTTTGGTGACCATACAGGCCGCGTAGCCGCTTTCATTCGCAAGCCATGTATAATACTCTCGGCTTTCTTTCGGCGTTGGACTGTACCACTTGCTTTTGTCGTAGTCATAGTCGCCGCGCTCACGCTTGGTATCTGCGGCCCACTCGGCCTCGGCTCTTGCCGTACGGACTGAACGATAGCCAATGTAGTCATGAAAACCAGTGATTTTACTGGCGGGGAGATCACAATAGGATACTGCCGCGTAACAGGGTACCCCGATCTTATTTGAGAAGCTACCATCCTCGTGAGTAAAGCCCCAGTTGAAGATTTGGGACCGCCTTCTGACGCGCTTTCGGATGTGAGCGAGGGCTTCATTATGCTCACTCATACCACAACAGGCCGATTGAAGTCCGTCGGGTGAAGGTGTCCAGCCTTCATGGCGGCGATAGCACGTGCATACACGAAGGGATCACCGAGGTCACGCTTGGCGGCGTTGCGCGCCGCGGCCTTGATGACGGCGTCGGAAGGATTGTTGAACGAATATGGTCCCGTTCTCATGACTTGTCGTCCTCCTGTACCTTGTATTCCCCTTTGGGGATGTAGACCGCACCCGTCGTCTTGACCAGATGTGCGGCCTCCTTGTCGGTGACGCGCCAGATGCGTCCGTCTTTGCGCTTGATCGTTTTCATTTGCATTCCTCCAATCCTTCGGCCATACGGCGCATGACGTCTCTACTGTACTCGTTCTTCAAAGCGAGGATGAGGTCCTCATACTGTTCCGGTGTGAACTGCACTGTGTACCCTATGACGTTGACGTGACGGTCAACCTTGTAATGTTCCTGTTCGCTCATTTGACCCTCTCTGATACGAGATACGCGGAGAATTGCTCCATCTCCTTACGTACCGCTGGTGGCGGCGCACGTAGGCCCTCGATGCTGAGGCTAGCACGCATACCGTTGAGAAGCCAGGAATACTGCTTGGCACTCACCGTGATGGTGTAGGTGGTTTCGCTCTCGACCTTCATGATTCGTCATCCGACTGCAAATAGCTTGAGAGGAGCTTATTGAGGCCCTTGACAGCCTTGGGTGCGAGTTCACCCAGCTCGTCGACGTTGGAGACATAGTGGACACCGACGATCACCATCGCTGTACGGGTACTTGGTACGAATACCAGCGGGACGAGAGCTATTGGTATCACGATAATGGCGCGACGAAGCCACTTTTGGTAGCGTGTCTTATCCAGGTCGTTGTAGCAATCGTCGAGCAGCAACCCGCAAACAATTATCCCAATTATAGAGGCAAAGAGGGTGGCGGCGGCGAAGATGTTGACGGCGTCGAGAATGGTGAGTAGATAGAGAAACCAGGCGCTCATGTGAGTATCTCCAAAAGGTCTCTTCCAAACTTGGCATACTCGGTGTTAAGACAGTCCGATCCTGGGTCGAGTGCGTAAGTGAGGATATTGGCAAGATGCTGCAACTCATCCTCGTTGAGAGTGAGTCTGTACTCCAGGACTTTGATGCTGGATAGGTTCATAATTTAATCTTCCCTTCGTGAGGTGCGGAGACAGGTGTGGTCCATGACCGAGCCGGGCGAGCCATCATTGAGGCCCTTCCAGATGATTCCGCCACACCGACAGGTAGCTCTTGCGCGACTCGGGTAGCGGTGCGGCTTCTTCTTTAACCGAGCATAGGGTGATTTGCTCTTCTTGTGCAAGTTTATGTCCCTTCAGTTGGTTGCAGCGGAGGTGAGTTACCTGTAAGTTGCGCTTAGCAGATGACCCACCATGTTTACGTGGTAGTATGTGGTCTAGGCTGTTAGACCATGCTTGGAGGGATTTGGGCATCACATCAGTGAGTGTTGGGAGCGGTGTCCCACACAAGGCGCACAGGCCATGCTGCTGATGCCACAAATCTCTCTTCCACAGGGGGAGCATCCTCCGGCGTTTCTTGTTGAGTGAAGAGAATGCTCCCATCAGCTCAGTCTTTGGCGAGGCGTTTTAGCATGTATCGTGTCTCCTGGTGGTGAGAGGGAGGACAGGATTGCCCTCCCCCTAGTCTATCCGGTACTTCTACAACCCCGGCACGGTTGCGGCTGGACCTTTTGAGATACCCTCTCCCCTTGCACGGCTTGAGGTCACTCTCACGAATCACTTCCCGGCACCCAGCGGTGCGCTCCCAAATCCCTCCGAATGAGGAGGAACCTACCAGCCTTGCGATCTCTTTGGTCGTGGTGTCTAGCAGCTCGCGTCTCCCATAGAAATCGCCGATCGAATTGACATCATACCTGAAAAAATTTCAAAGTCAACAAATCGGTAAAATCGTTTAAAATCAATGACTTAGCGGACAGTTTTGAATTATTCTAAAAGTTCACCTGTACCGAGGTCGCGTGCGTGATCAGCCACCTGTGCTCCTTACGGACTCACCTGTGCGCCGAGATGTGTAGTCGGCTGGCGTAGGGGGCGGGCAGCATGGGGACCTGAAGAAATCGCTTGACCGAAATTTGAGTTTATGGTAATCTAATTTTGATGGAAAAAATTTTTCACACTCCCCCACACAAGGAGAAGAACACCCATGCATATCCCCTCCGAAGCTCTGGGGTTTGGCGTCCTCATACTCGCGCTGACCGTTCCCGGTGTGCTGTTTGCATGTCTCCACAGATATCTCTCGCACCGAGCAATCATGAAGCACGGCTATCCACCATCTGCGGTAGTCGAGGAGATCAAGTGTTCAGCCTGCAACAACGGAGAACGCTGATGAGTCAGCAGTACCCACTAACCAACCTCATGGACCTAGCGTTCAAGTTGTTGGATGAAGACGAGGGACTGGGCCTCTGCTTCAAGTGCAGACATACACAGCCCAGTGACTACGAGGCAATCAAGGAGAAGTGTGAAGAGTGCGGCGACAACACTGTCTACTCCCCCCATGAGTTTATCCAAAGGGTTATACTATAACATGACACAGCTTGAGAACATCACCACACTCCGCCATTGTGACTCCATCGAGGAAGCCAAGCGTCGCCGCCAGGCGGCGTACAAGCTGATGCACGAGGACGGCAAGGTCGTCACGCGCACGGTGATCACCGATCCGTTGAAGAGGTCAGTCGGCTACGCCATCGACGTCGTCACTCAGCGCACCGTGTTCTGGGTGGGCAACGGGGTTGACGGCAAATGAGTGGTTCAATCATGGTTCAACGCCCCAACGGCACGTATGCCTGGATCAAGGCGCACCCATTCGTGCGTGTCTACCCTGTCTCCGCGCCGAAGCCCGCCCCCGTTCAACTCAACAAGGAAGCCCACAAGTCATGAAAATCAAATCCAAGCGTGTTACGACGTTCATCGGTGGCCGTGAGTACCGCGGTGACTTCATACCACAATACTTCGTGGTCGACGAGAATGTCGACAGAATCATCGGTATGTTCCAGGAGGAACGGTATGCGGTCGAGATGGCCGAGTGCGAGGTGAACTGCACGATGTGGCCCATCACCGGCATTGAAGAGGGTTGAGCATGGCGAGGAAGGACAAGCGTTACAAGCGCAAGTTAACCGATGAACAGCGGACTGAGCTGTTGAGGTTGTATGGTGGCACGGGCATGTCGGCAAGAGAGATTGGGTACATGTTCCACATCACCAAGTCCGCGGTCAACGCCATTGCTTATCGGGAGGGCGTGGTCAAGTGGGACCCAAGCAGTCCTCCGGGTGTGGTCGTACGCAAGTTCCTTCCTTACCGCCATGTGCCGGAGGTTAACCTGGATACTGTTGCACGTGACAAGGATGTGCGGCCGACTGACTTCTGTCGTTGTGCTGTGATCTGCGACTGGTGCTGCGGTATCGACGCTGCGGAGCCGACTGATTGGCGCATCGCGTCGCTGAAAGGACGAACCTTGAAGGATCTAGTTTTAAGTAATCACACCATGAGGATCAAGTAATGCACAAGATACTGCAAGTAATCATACTGCTGCACTTAGTATTCGCCATCGGTGCTGCGCCAGCCCGTGCGGTCGAGGCCGCGGACTATGCGGAAGGGTTCGACGCCTGCATGAGCAAGGTGGGCAAGCTGCGGAGGGATTTGGCACAAGAATACTGTGCGTGCGCCATCAACCGCATCGGCGTAATGATCGACGAGGGTCACGAGGGCTTGCGGTGGTCCTACGACAACCGTGACACCCGCGAGGGGGCGGCAGTGGGCAAGCGCATCATCACGGATGTGTCCCGAGCTTGCATCAAAGAGATGCTGGGGAAGCCGCGAACATGATGTTTCGTGCCGTTGACTGCTCGGCCATCTTACCCAGGAAGGATGGCTACATCACCGCCACTATTTGTGGCATCAACTACAAGTTCCAGTACGACAACGATGCGTCGCGAGATGCCGCGCTCCTGGCGGCTTACGAGTCGTGGAACCAAGCGGAGATGGCGGAGGGATTTGAGTGGGTCACCGTCCAGGGGTACAACACATGATAGCACCACCACTCAGGGTGAAGATGGAAGATGAGCGATACGAGTACCTTGAGTTCTGCGTCGAGTTCCGCTCCATCATCTCGGCGCTCAACCGGCGTGGTTTGCTTGGTTGGCGTGTTGTGAAGGCAGATGAGTTCCGGGACAAAGCAGGCACGCTGTTTGTCAATGTGCTGATGGAACGCAAATGGTGACGCCCACCTGTGCTCCTTATCCAGTTGCATGCATGTGTAGTGTGGACAGGATAATGGGTGAGGAGTGCAGGATACTGGCTGCCCGGAGTGCTGAGAAATTTTTTTCTTGACACGCCAAGCGATCCGTGGCATGATCTGATCCTCGCAAACGCAACCACCACGGCCCAGGAGGCCAACACACATGAGACAACGACCGATGATCAACCTGCTAAAGTCCGGCTCCGTGAGTAACGGCTGGACCTACGAACTCACGGTGAATTGGGATTACCGAAACGTCGCCGAGTTCAAGATTAAGCGTGACGCCATAGTCCAGGCCCGCGCACTTCACGCCGCCCGCGGCGGCACTCTCAACATCGCAGTCTAGGAGGCCAACACATGACACCCACATCTCACACACTCTCGACCCGGCGGCGCGCCGCCAAGCTGTTGTCGGTCCTCGACGTCCACGTGACCCAGACCGACAGGATGAACCAGGTCGATGTGTATCGGCTGGCGATGCAGCTCGCACATCTGGTGGCTCCCGATGCGGACGCCAACGAGTTGACCGACCACGAGGCACATCGGGGCGTTGACGGTCGCCCGGCGCTGGACGGTCCCAACATCAAGTATGGCGACGATGTGTGGACGCTGATGTGTCCGATGTGCGACATCGATGACTGAGCATTGGGGGCGGTCGTGTGGCCGCCCCAACAACCCTGAGAGGTACGACACGATGACAACACGATCCAGGACATTCAAGGCTGCACACGTTGACTGGACATACTACCGTGATTGGCTTGAGAGGCTTGAGGCCGAAGTCCACAACGGCGAGCGTGAACACTGGGCGCGGCTACACGCCGATGTGGCCTGCAATCTTAACGAGGAGGACTGAGACATGGCGAGATACATACCGGCGATTGTGCATACGTGGTTCCCAGGCCAGACCGACCACGAGTATGCCGTGATGACCGATGTGGCGATCAGTGTGCTGGACGCCGCCAAGGCGCGGGGCAAGGGCATACCATGCGATGTGGCGATACGCTGGACGCATGACGGTCAGCCCGTGGTGACGATGACGCAAGTGGATGTGGGCGCACCGATCAAAGGAGAGACAGCATGAGACGTCACATACAGGCCGATGGGTGCAAGATTGAGCGTCGTTGGCGCGACAACATGACGGCGCTAGCCCGACAAGAGCTGGCTGATGAGTACTGGGACGCTAGGCGCTCAGGGGCGGTGACGGTTGGGTTTGACATGTGGCTGAAGATGCGTGGTCGCGAAGCGTACCGGCTGGTAAGGCTGGGAGGCACGGTATGAGCTGGCTTGAGTTGTTCATAGCGTGGATCGTAGGAGAGTTGCTGTCATGAGCTTAGACCCGCAGACTGTGGCTGGTGAGACTAACATCTGGATCATAGCCAACCTGTTGTGGATCATACCTGCCGTATTCCTGTTCTGGTGGACCGAGTTACGACCCAAGCCTGATTGGCAGTCCAAGTACCGGCTGGTGCCGTTGACTGATGATGAGGCCAAGGCACGTACCAGTGACCAGCGCACGGATGGTGTGTGATATGCCTGCTACCAACTACATGTTGTGGCTGGTAGTGGGGATGCCATGTGCGTCCACGTTGGGAAAGGCCACCTGTGCTCCTTATCGTGTCGGGTGTGCGCGGTCCTTTGTTGGAACGCGAGCGCTTGACAAATTGGGCAAAGGCTGTCATTCTCTCAATCAGCGGCAAACATCCCGTTAGCCGCAAACGAAGGTAAACACCACCACCATGACTATACAAGTCTATAGCTTCCCGCTCTTGATCCCGCTCTTGACTAGCGCCCAAGTCCACGCTCTGCCCACGACCAAGAAGGATGGTTCCGGTACACGGCACGTTCACGCCGATGCGTACTGTCAGATTGACTACGTCGATCCGGAGAGTGGCGTACGGTACACTGGTAACGCCAACATACAGTGCATGAGCCGTGAAGAACAGGCGGCTGCTAAGACCATGCCCAAGGATCCCAAGACTGGGAAGAAGCAAACGTTCGTGGCTCGGGACTTCGTCGCCAGCTTAGCCAAGGCCGAAGCCGCCGAGTAGCCGCCCACCGATAGCCTAGGCTGTCAAGCCCCGGCTTCCCACACGGGAGGCCGGGGCAAAAAATCGTAGGGGCCGCGTTTCGGTCAGAAGGAAATTGGCAGGATTGCGCCATTTTTTGACATTGGTCTGGCCTCCAAAGCATCCCGGTGCCCCTCACCTACGCGCGATACCCACCCCGCACCTGGTCTAGCCCGTGCCCGATTTCGTCGCGAACACATAGTATCCCGCGCTCCTTTCAGTCGCGGTTGGTCTGGCCGGTGAGCGCCTAGAGGGGGCGGATTTACCTGCGTTCCCCAGTACTCTCACACACCCGCCCCCGCCATGCGCCCTGCACTTTCCACCAAAATTTTTCAAAAATTCCCAACCTCTGCGGCCAGACCATTAAAAAATCCTGGGCCTCTGTGCGCTTCTGTGCCCTTCTTAGGAAACGGCCCTGACCCCCCTTGCGGGAGTATACTATCGCGCTCTATACGTAAGAAGTAAAACTCATATTATATAATTACTATATATCCTAACCTACACTCCCGCGGCACCCCCAAATCGATTTTCTAAGAAGCCCACAGAAACCCACAGAAGCCCAGAAAAAAATAATCCTTGCATTCAACCATCCGGCCGTGCTATAATAAGATATGAAAAATTGGAAAGGACGACGATACACATGACTGGAACAGTTGCCAACTACGATCTAGCAGCCAATCTCTACATCGGTCAGATGTGGGTGGACCTCCACACGGGGTTCCAAGAGGCTATCAACAACAAGGCCTATGTCAAGCACACAACAAGGAAGGTACTCCCAAGCCCGGAAGTCACCATCCCGTGTGACACCAAAAAGGGGGCGGTCACCTTGCGCAACGACCTCAACATGTACCGAGCAGCCCATCGACACCACTTGGGCAAGGACAATCACCCAGACGCCCAAATGTTCGAGTACCTGATTGTCCGCAACCGCCAACTGGAGAACGGCTCCTGGGTGGTTCACATTGAAGAGCGGGACCGTCGGTTCCGAGACGAGGAGCACAAGATCCAATGGCACTTAACATGAGCATAACCTCCAAGTTCTACAAGCGACGTCAGAAGTTGTACAAGCGCCCTGCCCACATCGACATGCCGCGCGTCATCAAGGAGGGCAAGCACTACTGGTTCAGCATCGGGGCGGGCCACGAACGCGGGCCATACAAGACCTGGGGCGATGCCGAGGTCGCCCGCCAGGCATACTGGGAGCGCCAAGCGTAATGTGGCCATTCGCAAAGCGGTGGAAGGAACACGAGGACCATACCCTGGACTGGCAGCGTATGACCCCAGCCCCCATGCACGACAGCGCGGGGCGCAACACGGGAATGATGCACACCATGGCGCAGGGCACCTGCACTAAATGCGGGCACAGGCGAACCCTGCACCAGACGGGGCGCTATGGCGGCGTGTATGCGACGGTGGAAGTGGAAGGCGACAAATGGTGCCGCAAATGATGTATTGTGTTTGGAAGGTAGTCTGGAAAGGGTGGTGTCGTCGAAGGCCAAATCCCTCCAAGAACGAGCCTAACGACGACACCTAAGTCTGGAGACCATGCTCTATTATAACACACTCGGACCCCTGCATGCAACAAAAAAGGGGTCCTAAATAATCCTTGCATCCCCACGAGGAGGTGTGTTATAATAGGGTATGTCAAATGATACAATCACCGCCAAGCAGGAGCGATTCTGCATCGAGTACATGAAGGACCTCAACAAGGAGAAAGCGTACGTCCGCGCTGGCTATAGTGGCCACGTGGCGGGCAACGTCTCCAGGCTCTTCAACAAACCCGTGGTCGCCAAGCGCATCGCGGAACTTCAAGCGTTAAAGTTTGCAGAGGCCAAGCTCACCGTGAGCAAGGTGGAGGCGTCCCTTGTCCGTATCGCGGAAGACGCAGAGACTGAGGGGCGTTACTCTGCAGCCATTCGAGCCTGGGAACTCCTGGGCAAATACCTCGGCATGTTTGACCAGCGCGTCGAGGTCACCGTGCACAGCGACAAGACAGAAGAAGAGCTGGACGCCGAGATCAATCGGCTTACCGGCATGCTCGGAAAGGAGCTGCACTAATGACCATGAACATACCCATTCCTGGGATTCCCAAAGACGAGTTCATCGAACAATACGGCGAGGCTGCTTTCAAGGCTGTCGACCATCGCTATATCATATCCTGGAACCACGAGGCGTACATTCTAGATGGTTGGTCAGAACCTGCAGAGTAAGCTGGAGCTAATTCAGGCACTAGAGCTGCGGACGCAGAAAGCTGCCCAGGACAACTTCCTTACCTTTATCCAAACAATGAATCCTCTCTTCGTGGTTTCCCGACACCATGAAGTGATTGCCGAGAAGCTCGAGGCGGTAGAACGCGGCGATACTCGGCGGCTTATCGTCACGATGCCGCCTCGCTCCGGCAAGTCGCTCATGGTTTCCGAGTACTTCCCTACTTGGTACCTTGGGCGACACCCCACACATCAAGCACTAGCCGTATCATACACAGGCGACTTCGCCAAACAATGGGGGAAAAAAGTCCGTGACTACATCGAAACCGACGAATACCGAACCATCTTTCCCAACACTCAAATCAGCCGTAACACACGTGCTGCAGCTACCTGGACCACAACGGCGGGCGGCATTTATAACAGTGCGGGTATTACCTCAGGAATCGCCGGTAAAGGCGCTCATATCGGTCTCATAGATGACCCACTCAATGAACAGGATGCCTACTCCAAAGCCGCCCGCGAGCACGTCATCCGCTGGTGGCCCGCTGGTTTTCTCTCCCGTCTCATGCCCAACGGCCGGATTGTCGTTCTTTCCACACGGTGGAACGAGGAAGATCTCATTGGCTATGTCCTTCAGGAAGCCAAGGAAAACCCTGAGCAGGCTCAGTGGGAAATTCTTAGCATCCCCGCCATACTTGACAAGCCCACTGCAACGCTACTCGGTCCTCCTTGTGTCGAAGGCGAAACCTTTTGGCCTGTCAACGAGGCAATGGTTGACAAGGCTCAGCTTGCTGGATGGCCTACTCAGGAACTCCTTGAGAAGAAGGCGTCCCTTCCTGACTACCAGTGGCAGGCACTATATATGCAGCGCCCGAGCGCAGTGGAGGGTGCTATCATCAAGAGAGATGACTGGCAGCTCTGGCAGGGCCTGGAACCCCCGGAATGTGAATATACGCTCTTATCGTGTGACACCGCGTTCGAGACGACTAACATCTCTGACTTCTCCGCACTCTGCCTATGGGGCGTCTTTGCCGATCCTAACAAAGAAAAGATGGACCTGGAACCGGGAGACTATCACTTCATATGTCTGTCATCTGAAAAGGGGCGTTGGGAGTATCCAGAACTCCGGCAGAAAGTCCGGGACACCTACGCCGAGCACAGGCCCGACGTCATACTCATCGAGAAGAAAGCGTCTGGACAGTCTCTTATCCAAGAACTCCAGCGCTCTCTACTCCCGGTGGCTGCATATCAACCAGACAAGGACAAGGTCGCGCGGGCGCACGCCTGTTCACCAGCATTCCATCAGGGACGCGTATGGATACCCGATCCTCTTAAGTACACATGGGCTGAGCAGCTTATGGATGAGTGCGCCCGATTCAGCGCAACAGGAAGCGCCAAGGACGATTTGGTGGACGCTACCACCCAAGCCGTACTTTGGGTTCGTGACAATTTCCTCCTCAATCTGTCCATAGACAAATGGAACGACGACTGGAACGACTGGGAAGAGCCAGCTTTCGCACGGCGGCGTGGCTACTAATTTGCTTGACAGCAACCCTAGGACTGTGGTATAATAGTAACATGGCGGGACTTTCAGATTACGTATCGGAACACGGCGAGTTCATGGTGGACCTCGTGCCCGAACATGTACCTGCCACCAAGAATGCGAAGAAGCCCGTAGCTCACGACGAACCCACATACAAGCGACCGGAGGCCGAGTCCGTAAGGGCCACACCTTCGCCAGCTACGGTGGAGGAGGACGTGAACTACGACTTCGTTCGCCAGGCCGAGAACAGCATCAAGAAGGGCTACGTCTCTGCCAGCGGCAAGTGGTATCCCTACGAAGGGGGCCTCGGTTATGGCGAATACGACATAGGCTATAGCCACAAAATAGTAGATGGCAAGGTAAAGATCGGCGGGAAGCAGTATGACGCGGCACAAGGATTCACCCAGTCCCAGATCAACCAACTCTTCCGAGAAGACATGGCTGGGGCGGACCGCGAAGCTCGCAAGTATAAGCGCCTCAATCGAAACCAACAGCAGGCGCTCGCTTCCATCTTTTACCAGTCCGGCACAAACATGGCATCCTATGGACCAAAAGCCCTCGCGGCCCTCAAAGCGTATGAGAAAAAGGGCATGCAGGACGACCTCGACACGTTTATCTACGAAGCCTTCGACCCCAACCAAGGAATCGCGGTTAAGGTTAAGAAGGGCGACAAACCCCTCAAATCCCTCCAGAAGCGGGTAGCCAAGCGCCGCGCACGTTTTATGGGACTGCCCAAATGAGCTGGTGGGACGACATAGTCGACTCAATGATTATAACCACGCCGACCCAGGAGACATCCTCGGTCACGTCGTCGCATAGCGCCACGCCAGCTCCACCACCGCCAGCTCCGCCACCGCCACCTAAGCAGGTGGAGTTGATGCCGACATACAAGCGGCCGAACGTCTTTCAGGAGACCCTATCGCCGCTCGAGTTCGCCAACCCGACGTCGGAGGCACCGCCAGACGAGGTAGAGGCACCAGCGCCGCGGAATAAGCCTCCGGTGCCAGAAGCGCGTAACATGACGCCCGAGAAGGTGGTGGAGGAATGGCACGCAGAGGGCAGATCACAGGGCTTCATCGATCTGAACTTGCTGCGGATGGACTACGGACGAGATAAAAAGGGCAACCCTGATCGCGCTGTGGCAATCACCGAGGAAGACCTTACGCCTGGCATGACGTCTTACATCAAACATCTGGCCAAGGCTACACGGCCGAGCGAGGATGCGACTGAATGGGAGATTACCAGGGACTATACGATCCCCAATCAGCCAAAGCAAGACACGCCTGAGAACGAATTTTGGAATACCTACATGCGGGCATTCGGTTCGATGCGCATTAAGATAGATAAAGACGGCAATCTTATTGCCACGGACATCTACGACTTCAATGAAAATCGAGTTGTCACGATGAAAGATCGTGAGATGTACCGCAAGAATCCAGACAAGCTTGATGCAAAGCTTGAGAAAATAGTAGACAAGATCATGGCTGACAAGAAAATTCCATGGTTTGAACGTGTCAAGAAAGCCGCGTACGAGCGCATCAAGTTTGAACGCTACGTCAACGGAGCACAAGAAGGTGATGAAACAGGCAGCCGCTCACGCCTGAATCTAGGAAAGATATAATGGCTATTGAGAAATCATACCCCGGTGAACTGCCTGTCAGTGGGCTTGAGCCTTCTGCAGAAGACGCTGAGATGGAGGCTATGCTTGACATCCAGTTGCCCGACGAAGAGGGCGACATGGGAGAGGACATGCCCAACCAAGAGGCCCCTCCCGTTGATCACTATGAGAACCTGGCTGAGCGTATGGACACAAGAGAGCTGCGCATGATTGGCAAGGACCTCGTTGCTGACGTCGAGGCTGACTTTGAAAGCATGAGTGAGTGGGAGCAGATCCTTACGGACGGCCTGAAACTACTAGGATTCAAGTTAGATGACCGAGAAGCCGAAGTGTTCCCAGACAGTTGCACAGTTGCGCATCCGCTTCTGGCGGAGTCTATCGTCAAGTACCAGGCAAAAGCTCGTTCGCAAATTCTTCGGCCCGAAGGCACTGCCCGCACGAAGATCCTTGGGCGAGCTGATCCTGTTCGAAAAGCACAAGCCGAACGAATAAAGGAGTTTACGAACTACCAAATTCAGGAACTTATGCCAGAGTATGGACCCGAACATGACCGCATGCTTTTTCATCAGGCCTTCGCCGGATCGGCGTACACCAAACTCTTTTATGACACCGCGCTGGGAAGACCTGTTTCTCGTTTCGTTGCCCCGCTTAAATTCATTATCGACTACAATGCTACAAATTTGGAGTCAGCCTACCGATACGCCGAAGTCCTCGACCTCCATGCAAACGACCTTCGACGCTATCAACTCGATGGATTTTACACCCGAGTAGCGCTCACCGAGCAGGGCGATGAGTCCGACGGTGCGCTCGCAGAAGAGATCGACAGCATAGCAGGGAGGGTTGCGTCCGATGCCGACGACACCACGTACCAGCTCTACGAAGTCCACACCTACCTCGCGCTCGAGGGAGAGGTCGATGATCGAACACAGGAAGAGGCCGAAATCGGACTTGAACTTCCGTATATCATCACGGTTGACTCCAACAGCGGCAACATTCTCGCGATCCGTCGGAACTGGAAAGAAGGAGATCAGCGCTATGCCAAGCGGCTCTGGTACACGCATTGGCCGTTTATACCAGGTTTGGGCTTTCAGGGCTATGGCTATGTACATCTTATTGGTGGGCTATCTCGCACTGCTTCTTCATCGTTGCGGCAGCTTATTGATGCAGGCAGCTTTGCTACTCTGCAAGGAGGCTTTAAGGCGCATGGAATGCGAGTCATCGGTAACAATGAACCGATCCAACCGGGTGAATGGCGTGATGTTCAGGCTCCTGGAATGGATCTTTCAAAGGCTCTCCAGCCGCTCCCGTATAAGGAGCCGTCGCCGACCCTAATGAATTTGCTGGTCTTCATCACGGAGGCAGCCCAGAAGTTCGCGGATAGCACCGAGCAGGTTGTATCTGAGTCCACCAACTACGGACCCGTAGGGACTACTATGGCGCTGCTGGAAGCCAGTGGCCGACTTTTCTCGGGCATCCACGAACGTCTATTCGAGTCGCAGAAGCGCGAACTCATGATTCTCATGGAGATAAACAGTGAAACCCTCCCGGACAAATACCCCTTCCCCATGGCAGGGGGCGAGCAAGTCATCGCCTCAGCCGACTTTGACGCGCGGCTGGACGTCATTCCCGTTACTGACCCCCGTGAACCCACCGCGGCCCACAGGGTTGCGCGTGCGAACGCGACGCTCTCGGTTGCTGGGCAGTTCCCAAAGGAACACAATCTGCCAGCGGTCCTCGAGGATCTTCACTCGGCCCTGGGTTCGGAAGACCCCGCGCGGTACCTGACGTCTGTCAAGCCACCGCCCCCAATGGACCCGGTGACAGAGAACGCGAACCTGATCAAGGGTACCCCGGCCAAAGCCTATCTCGAAGAGAACCACATGGCGCACATCAAGGTGCACATGATGATCATCGACAACCCGATGTACAGCCAGAACCCGCAGTCGATCCAGGCGGTGATGGCGCACGTCCAGGATCATCTAGCCATGCAGTACACGGTCGAGATGATGCAGCAAGGAGTGGAACTGCCTAAGCCGCAGAACGACCAAATCCCTCCAGAACAAGCTGAGCAGATGAAGCAAAAGCACGACGCCAATAACGCTATTGCGGTGCAGGCGGCTGAGGCGGCTGACAAGATTGTGCCACAACCAGCCGAGGAAGACCTGGAACTCCAGGTTAAACTGGGTGAGTTGGAAGTCAAGAACCGGGCGCAGGATCTCAAGGAAGCCGAGGCCATGGCCAAGGAAGAGCTTGAGAAGAAGACGCTGGCTCAGGAAGACAGCCACCATAAGGACGATATCCGGGTCGATCTCCTAGAGATGGACAAGGACCGTGACATTGCGAAATTGACCAAGAACAGGAAGGAGACTTAATGGACATCAGAACAATTGACCAACTTGTGGCCAAGGTTATAAACCACCTCAAGGAGGACACAGAGGTTACGAGAGTGCACATTGTAGAGGGAGATCTTGACATTGAGCAGTATCGTAAGGAAACGGGGGTGCTGCTGGGCGTTGAACTCGCCATGCAGGTCCTCATAGACGAGGCGGAAAAGCTTCGCAAATCGGAGATAGACGATGAGTAATATGGTAGCCGGAATGGCTACAGATGAAATGATTGATTGGTCGTCCGCGCCCGTGGACAGCCTAACCGTTGAAGTTCCAGATGTGACAGGGTGGCGTATCCTGGTCATGCCTTTGGAAGTGATCCAAAAAACAAGTGGGGGGGTGATCCTATCGGACGATACCAAACAAAAAGAACAGCTCGTGGTTACGGTAGGGCGCGTTCTGCAGGTAGGCTCGATGGCCTATACCCGACCAGACATGGGCGAAATACCGTGGTGCAAGGAGGGTGACCTCGTTGGATACGGCAAATACGCTGGGCGGAAGATGCACTACAAGGGCATTCCGCTGGTCGTCTTGAACGACGACGAAGTGATCATGACGTTCCCCGAGTAATCGGGGGACCCCTTTTCTACTTGACATGGCACACAGCAGTGTGCTATAATATAACTATAGCGTAAACGTGGAGGATCGCTACCATGGCCGAAGAAGGCAAACCAGAAACTCTCGCTCCCGAGGCCGAAACTGCCCCGCAGGAGTCTTTTGTCGTAGAGATGAGTGACGACAATATCCCCCAAACAATCGAAGCTGATACTGATCCTGTCGCTCCCAACACGGATAATTCCGGGGAGGATGGCGAAGATCTAGGTAAGCGTGCACAGAAACGTATCCGCGGGCTTGTATCAAAGTCCAAGGAACAGGAAGGCACACTGGCTAGTCAGCAGGCTGAGCTGGATAAGCTCCGGGCTGAGAATAAAACCCTCAAGGCCGGTAAGCAAACTAGTGAGGTGCAGAACGTCGACTCGCACATCAAGCGCGTGGAGGCGGAACGCCTAGCTGCTGAGAAGGACTATCGTGACGCTACGGCGGTTGAGGACACGGACAAGCAATTAACAGCTATGCGGCGGTTGCAGCAGGCTGAGACGCAGACCATGGCCCTTAACGCGCGTAAGCATCAGATGGAACATGAGGCCGCTAACGAGCCTGATGAACCTGAGGCTGAGGTACCTGCCACCACGAGTCCTGCTGTACAGGATGAGCGGACGGAAGACTGGGTGGAAAAAAATCCCTGGATCAAATCCTTACAAGACCCGGCCGGATCGGCCGAGGATCAGGAGATGGCCAGATTCGCAGGACGGTTGCATAATTATGCGACGGAAGTGCGCCAGCTCGATCCGGTGACGGATGCTGACGAGTACTGGAAACAGATAGACGACGGTCTAAAATCCGAGTTCCCGGAGCGCTTCAACCCAGATCAGGGCGGAGCGGAAGAGAGCAAACCCGCGGCGACGCGCCAAGTAAGCGCCAACCCCCGCAGGCCCAGTAGGGCAAAGCGTAAAGTAAAGCTCACAACCGAGCAGATGGCATTTGCCAAACGCTACAAAATCTCTACCGAAGAGATGGCGAAGCAACAGGCGGCGCTTGACGCCCGCAAAGGAGAATAAGATATGTCTGAAAAGTCACGTCCCGTATCGCGTGAAGCAGATTCTCGAGAGAGTTCAGAAAAGCCAAAAGTCTGGCAGCCGCCCAAAAGGCTGCCTCAGTTTGCTGATCTTGACCCTGACAGACACTTCCGCTGGGTACGTTACCAGACCCTAGGGGAGCCTGACAACGCCAATGTGCTGATGCGCATGCGAGAGGGTTACGAGCCAGTGCGGCCTGAGGAGGTCGGACTTTTCAACCACCCAACGGTGGAAGATGGCAAGTTCGAAGGAGCGGTTGTATCAGGTGATCTCATGCTTATGTCGATTCACCAGGATATCGTCGACCAGCGTAATGCTTACTTCGCTGAACAATCAAAGAGTCTACAACGTAACGTGGACCAGGAGCTTGCGAAAGAGGACGATGAGTTGACTCCGATTTCAAAGAGCGTCAAATCTGGACACACAACTGGAAAGCCCCACTTCCGCGAGGACTAATCGTTGGAACGAGGGCCTAACTAAAGGAACTAAACAATGGCTAATAGGGATGCCCCTATGGGGCTTCGGCCCTCGTACCATCTTACTGGTGGCGTAATTCGTCCCAATAAGAACTACACTATTGCCAGTGCTTATAATACCGCTATCGGCTACGGCGACCCCGTCGTTGCTCTTTCGACCGGCTCCGTCGGTCCGAATATCGCGGTTGGTACCGCGGCTACTGCCCCCTTCGTAGGGGTGTTTGCTGGCTGTACGTATCAGAACACGGCAGGCGACATGATCTATAGTCGTCAGTGGGTTGCCTCCACTGCCACTCTCGGCAGCGTTGACGCCCGCGCACTGGTCTATGATGACCCCATGATTGTTTACGAAATCCAGGCTGACACCGGCACGACCGTTGCTGTTACGGATATCTGGAATCACGCTGACATTACCGATACTGGCCCTAACACTTCGATTGGCATGTCCCGTCGGGAGCTGGATGGTTCGGACATTGGCACCGGCGTGAATCTCCACATCATGGGCATGGTTGACTCCCCGGAAAACGCTATCGGCGAGCACGTGAATCTTTACGTTCTCATCAATGAGCATGCCCTCCGTAATGGCGGTGCTGTCTCAGCCGTTAACTTGGCCTAAGGAGTAGTATCATGGCTGTTATTAATAGAACTAATGAGCTTAAGCAGCTTGAGCCTGGACTGAATGCTATCTTCGGCATGACGTACGACGGCTACGAGAACGAGGCTGCTGAACTGTTCGACCACGAGACGTCGGATCGAGCGTACGAGGAAGAGGTCCTGATGACCGGCTTCGCGGGCGCTGCGGACAAGACGGAAGGCTCGGCGGTCACGTACGATAGTGCGACTGAGTCGTGGGTGTCTCGTTACAACCACACCACGGTTGCCCTCGCGTTCGCGATCACCGAAGAGGCTATGGAAGACAATCTCTACGAGCGTCTTACCGTTCGCCTCACTAAGGCCCTCGCCAAGTCGATGGCTCACACTAAGCAGGTTAAGGGCGCGAACGTCTTTAACAACGCGTTCAGCACGTCCTACCTGGGCGGCGATGGCGTCGAACTCTGTGACTCCGCTCACCCGTTGGTGGACGGCGGAACTATCGGCAACGTCGTGTCGGTCGATCTCTCTGAGACGGCCCTCGAAGACGCGTTCATCAGCATTGCTGGCTGGACTGACGATAGGGGTATCCCAATCGCTCTCCAGGCGCGTAAGCTGGCCATCCCACGCAACTTGGTCTTCGTGGCCGAGAGGCTCCTGGGCGGACCTAGCGACATGCGGTTCGGCACTGCTAATCGTGAAATCAACGCGATTGTCTCTAAGGGTATGCTCCCCGGTGGGTACACCATCAACCATCGGTTTACCGATACTGATGCGTGGTTCTTGCTGACGGATGCGGACGACGGACTCAAGCAGTTCGAGCGTGTCGCTAAGCAGACCAAGTTCGAAGGTGACTTCGAGACGGGCAATATGCGGTACAAGTGTCGTGAGCGTTACAGCTTCGGTTGGAGCGACTGGCGGCGAGTGTATGGTTCTCAGGGTGCCTAGTGTACACATCCTGATCTGAGATAAAGGGCGGGGCTAAACACCTCGCCCTTTTCTTTTGCCCAAATCCCTCCATGACCCCCAATCACTTGACTCCGCCCCCCTGAGTGTGGTATAATAGAGTATCAACTCCGGTCAGACTAGACTGGCTTGGGTGTAGAAACCTAACTGGAGGACACAATGTCCATTTCAAAATACCCTGACGGGTTTAGCGACGGTGTAGCCATTCTCGGCATGCCAGTCCTAAATCTGTACGGTGGCGACGTCTACTGGGTCTCAAGCGACTCGGGTAGCGCTGATTCCACCGGGCAGAAGGGCGACTTCGATATGCCTTTTGCCACCATCGATTACGCTATTGGGCGCTGTAAGGCGAACAACGGCGATCAGATCTTCGTCAAACCCCGGCACTCTGAGACAGTAACGGGCGTCGCAGGCATCGCACTTGATGTTGCGGGCGTCACGATTACCGGCTTTGGCAGGGGCGCTTCCAAGCCTACTATCCTCATGGATGGTGCGGCGACGGTTACGGCCGCGGTCACGGCTGCGAACGTAGTTGTCAAAGGCCTTCGATTCTCGGCTGGTCATGCGGATGTTGCTTCGTGCTTTGTTGTGACGGCGGCTGACTTCATGCTAGAGGACGTCGACTTCATCGACAATGCTGCTAACGAGAACTGGCTCTCGCCCGTCGACACGACTGGTGCGGCTGCAGAAGCGGCCTCGGGTCTCTCGATCACAGATTGCACGTGGACTTCGGTTGACGCCGGATGCCTTGGTTTCGTCAAGATCGTCGAAGACATCTCTCGAATTACCGTAGAGCGTTGTGTTCTGAATGTCGATCTCGCGACTAACGTGCGCATTCTCTTGGTCACAGCGGCCAAGGATCAGCGCGGTCAGCTTCTGATTGACAACTTCATCTCATCGGCTAATGGCAATGGCGTTACCTCGATTTCAGACAATGCGACGACCACGGCCAACAGCGGTTTTGTTGTGCGAAACAGGTGTAAGCATCTGGATACCACGACCACCCATCTGCTCTTTCCGGCAGGCGGCATTGGTGCTTGCACCCATGACAATCAATCGACCTCGGTCGTCACGCTGCAGGGCTTCCTTCTGCCGGTTGTGGATAGCTAGGAGTAAATGGAAATGTTTCTACCTTATGCAGGCAAAAATCAGTTCTGGGTTCACTCGAACCCGACTGCTAACACCATCTCAAAGGGCAGCGATGCTTACCCAGGCACACGACAGCGGCCATTTGCTACACTGGCATATGCTCTTACCAAGTGTACTACCGCGCAGGATGATGTCATTATCCTCATGGAAAACCACTCGGAAGAGTTTACTGCAGCCTCGGCCATCACCGTCTCTAAGTCCAACATTCACATTGTAGGTTTGGGCAATGGCGGACAGCGTCCTAAGCTCAAGTTTGGTGCTGATGTCTCGGCGGTCCTAATCTCGGGTTCCGAGAACACCATGCGGAATATCAACTTTGTTGCAGCCTTCGCGGACGTGGCAAAAGGTATTACGATCACGGGTGCGGACAACGTCATCGACAACTGTGAATTCAGTGATGACGCAACGGCTGAGAACTTCCTCACACCGATCTACGTGAACGGCGCGACGGACAATGCTGCTGACGGTACCCAGATTACTAACAATCGGTGGTACTCGGTGGACGCGGCTTGTCTCGAGTTCGTACAGTGCGACACGGATGTGGCCCGCATGAAGTACAATGGCAACCGGGTGGATACTTGGGGCGTCGGCGTAAATGCCGGACTCCTGGTTACGGCCGGTAAGTCGATGCAAGCCATCGAGGTTATTGGCAACATGCACAGCACACAGGCTACGGCGTCTGTTACGGGCACCACGGTTTGGGGCAATCAGGCAGACAACGATGGTGTTGTGGCCGAGAACCTTTCGTTCTGTCTCGACGTGGCTGGCGAAGTCCATGTCCTCTTGTCAGGGGCGGCGCTCTTCGAAAACTACGGTAATTCGATTGGCACGGTCTCGGCATACATTCTACCAGCACGTGACACCAACGCCTAGCGCGTAGGCTAACGTCAAATGAGAGGGGCTGGGATCTCACGCCTGGCCCCTTTTTTATAGGAGCGAAATATGGCAGATACTGTTACAACTATAGTCCTTCGGGATGACAATTCACACTATGTGATTCATTGCACCAATGTTAGCGATGGGACGGGTGAGTCTGCGGTCATTAAGGCCAATATCTCCACTCTGACTATGGCAGATAACGGGCACAATCAAGGCACCAAAGTTCCAGTTTCATTCCAAGTAGAAAAAGTCTGCGGGAATGTTATGGGCACGGCTGCTACTACACTTGAACCAGTTGGCTTAAAGTTTGCCTTTGATGCTGCTACGGATGATACATTTCTGTATGTGGGGGGCGGAGAATTTTCGTACGACTGGCGAGCGGAGGGCGGACTAACCGATCCCCGTTCAACTACATTTACCGGAGACATCGTAGTTACCTTTGACGCCAAAGCAGTTGCTGGTGATGGGTATAGCTTTACGTTGTGGCTCCGTAAGAAGGCTTAAATGCGGGTTGCTCACGTAGCGAAGGTCACACCACAGGCGTGTGGCCTCTACGAAAGTACCCGTGAACTCGTTGTCGCGTTGCGTCGACAGGGAGTGGACTCTCGGATTGTAGATCCTTCACTGGATAGTAACACACTTCACCCAGGTGGAGATAGTGACCGAGGTGCGCCACTCGATACTGAAGAGTACGTACAGACGTGCGACATCGTAGTTAACCACAGCGGACTGGGCACCTGGGAGAAGTATCGTAAACCCCAGGTGTTGGTGGCACACGGCCGCCCCCGGTCGTCGTTCCTGTCGGAGCGGGATGGAGGGACAGCGATCTACTCCTACCACTACGACAAGAATCAGCGCGACACCTTTAAGGGTGTCGTGACAAACTGGCCGGAACACATCCCGTACCACGAGGTGATGTTCCCGGACAAGCCGGTGTGGTATGTGCGGCCCTCATGCGACCTTGAGTACTGGTCACCCGGGCCAACAAACTATGACTGGGGAGGAAATGGTGGAACAAGAAACTTCGTTAGTGTGGATGCGTGGCGAGATGACATCGACCCCTTCGCCGCAATTAACGCCTTTATCTTGTATGCTCGCGCGAATCCAGGTTCTAAGTTACACCTGTTCGCGGCAGGAGGCGCTAACAAGCCTGGATGGAGCGCGCTCGTTAAGCGGCTCAAAGAGGACGGAAACCTCGGACAGGTCTACGGGTGGGTAAAAGGACTACGGCAGGTACTGCGCGCGGCAGACGGAATGATTACATCACAGGATATCAACACTCGATCTATTCGCGAGACAGCAGCTACTGGGACCCCGATAATCCGTATACCGCACGGCGGCGATCTGCGAAACTGGCCCAGCGCCTTCGCGCAAGGCTTGACCGAAGGGTCACAACGCGAGTGGGCTAAGCGCGAATTTAACCCTGCCAACACGGCAGACGACATGGTAAAGGTACTAAGGGAGGCACTCAATGTGGATTAAAATGACAAATCCCTCCACGCCAGAGGAGACAGGTGGTCAACCGCGCATCATTGCACACGCGGACAAGGTTACTGTAGGTGCTACCACGCTCGACCAGCTCACTGCAGAGCAGGGGGCGGCGGCTGGATGGTTCACATTTACGCAGGTTGTGCCCAACGAGAATTTCTACGAGCTTGGTGACGCAACATACATCACCGCAGGCACTGGCGTGCACCGCGTATACAACACCCCGGTATTCAAGAACATTGAGCAGATTCGTAGGTGGAAGCTGGGCAAGTTGCGCGGGCAGATGAAGTTTCGTCGGCGCTGGATGACGCACGGGGCGAAGCAATATGATGCTGCCCCTGAGCGCGCTGGATACATTGCCCTCCTGTTGCAGGTTCCGCGGAAGACGGGCTACCGCGTTGAGGCGCGCGATGGCACCTTCGTGACCATGAATACCACCGAATTCCAGAACTACGCGCGGCGTATGGCCACGCACATCGAGGCGATCGATACGCGGAACCTGGCCTTGCGCGACCTAATCGACACTGAAGTGGATGAAGCTACACTCATCAACGTGGATGAAACGAGTGGTTGGTAATGCCTAACGTACTCGCCAATCTCACCCCCTCTCCCACGTACGCCGGTATCAGCAGTTGGCAGGACATCACGGACTACACAGCCACAGTCACGGTGACCGCGGGCAGCACTGTGCTGCTACTTGCGTCTGTGCATATGGCCATGGATGATTCGGATAGTACGGGTGATCTGCGTTTCTACAGAGGTGCGGCGCTTGGCGGGCATCAGCATGCCATCTACGAGGATAGTTCACAAGGCTTCGGTAACTCTGCCATGATCTATTACGCCGAGGATGGTGTCTCTGGCGAAGTCACATACAAGGTGCAGATGAACGAGACACAGGCTAACGTCAATGTTGACACTGGTGAGGTCGGACAATTTCTAATCATTGAGTTCCTGGCGGCTGAGGCGACGCTGTACGAGACGGCGGGCTTGACCTCGTCGGCAACATCGTCGGGGACATCTGCGGACATCACGGGCCATAGCGTCACGCTCACCCCGGCTGGCTCAGACAGCATTCTATTGTGCATGTCTATGGTGCCACCACTGGCAGCGGCCGATGCTGGAGCAGTGTGCGAGTTCTCTGTCGGTGGCACGAACGTAGGGTTCGGCGCGACCCACATGTACTGCGATTCCTCGACCGCCGAGGAGGTTGGATGCGCATCCTCAATACTGGCACTAGAGGGTCGCGGGACGTCAGAGATTACCGTATCCCACGAGTGGATCACATCGGGAGCTGACATCTCAGTAGACACAGCAGTCACACGTAGGATGCAAGTCATCGATATCAAAGGGAGCGTGATGCATCACGATGCCAATGGTACGGGTCTCGATACTGCCACCACGGGCTACACGGAACAGGCGGGTATGACCACTACAAAGACAATTGCCGCTACCTCCAGTGTCGTGCTGTTCAATGGCACAGATGGAATGGGCTACGAAGAAGGGGCGTCGGACACACTCATGCGCTTTAGGTTTGCTCAAGGCGGCACGGCAGAGGGCGGCGCGCAACAGAGTGCCTTCAACGATAACAACTTCGAGCTTTCATCCGGCGGTGCCATGTGGGGCAAGACCTCCATCTCAGGGGAGTTGACATTCTCGCGCCTGTGGAAACGAGTTGGTGCCGACATTGCAGATTCACAAACAGCTCCCGGCTACCCCCGCTTCCAGGTTATCGAATGCAAGGTCGCCCCAGCCGGTGGTACACCACGGGGGCGCGTACTATATGGACCGTTTGGCGGGCCGCTTACAGGAATACTATAGATGATACCTTATCTCGGTGACTTTCTAGAAGATGATACAGTCTACATTGGGTTCAACACCTTCTCCAGTGACGATCCCTCTGCGTCTGTAACCATCACCAACCTTGCTGACGCCGATCTCAAGGTACACAAGGACGGTGCGATCGCACAGCTCGTCACAGATGGGGCCACCATTGCCATCGATTATGACGGCATCACAGGTAACCATCTGGCCACCATCGACACCAGCGCCCATGCCGACTACGCGGTTGGCTCTGATTACCACGTGCGTATGGAAGGCACGACCGTCGACGGGGCCACGATCAATGCCTGGATTGGCTGCTTCTCCATCGAGAACAGGTCGGTCACGCGCGCCGCCGTATCCGACATCAAGTCGGCCCTGGTGGTCACGGATGCAGTGGTTGACACCATTTATTCAGACACCACGCACCTTCACTCGGACAGCATCAAAGTAGAGTCCAGCATCGATGTGGTTGAGTCACGTGCCAGCCAAATCATCAGCGATACGACGCATATCCACTCGGATACCATAGTCATTGAGGCCTTTGGAACGCCCCCAACTGTCGCGGCAATCGCTGACGGAGTGTGGGACGAGCTGACCACCGATCACATTGCAGTCAACACCTTTGGACAGCGCCTCTCGGTCTCGGAAACGGGCACCGCGGCGGCTGCTACCAGCACCACCCTCACCCTGGATGCTGGGTCCTCGGAGCTGGCTGACTTCTACAACGGCTGTATCCTCGTCATCACGGCCGGTACGGGGGCGGGACAGTCGCGCATCATCGAAGATTACGCGGTGACCACCAACGTAGCCACTGTCGCCACATGGGTCACAACCCCATCCACGGACAGCGTGTACTACATTGTGCCATTCGGGACCATCCCAGGTACCTCCGCCCCCACTGCCGCTCAAGTGGCCGATGCTGTGTGGAATGAGCTAATCACAGGCCACGATAGTGCAGGCATGGCGGGTAGCCAACTGTGGACAAATATCAATGCCATCGCCTCTGATAGTATCAAAGTGGAGTCTAGCATCGATGTTATCGAATCGCGTGCTAGTCAGATTATCAGCGATACCACAGAGATCTTTAGCGATACCACTGCTATTGAAGCATTCGGTACGCCACCCACGGTAGCGGCCATTGCAGATGGCGTTTGGGATGAACTCATCACAGGACATAATAGTGCGGGTAAAGCTGGCTCGCAATTGTGGACCAACATCGATGCCATCCTTACAGATACTGCAAATATTGATGCAAATGTTACTATATCTCAATCGGAGATTAGTCAGATTCTTAGCGATACCACAGTTATTGAAGCCTTTGGGGCACCGCCCACGGCGGCAGTAAATGCTGATGCAGTTTGGAATGAGGCAATGGCCGATCATGTCGCTCTGGGTAGTTTTGGCGAGGGTATTTCAGATATAGAATCCAATCTTGTTATCATTGATACTGTCGTTGATGCTATTCTAGTAGACACTGGCACTACACTTGACAACGCTATAAGTGATGTTAAGAGTGCTCTAGTTGTAGTGGACACAGTTGTCGATACTATTGCCAGCGATCTTATTTTGGCGCAAACGGATCTCGATACTCTAACATCAGATATAGTGCTCATTGATCAAGACACTAGTGATATTAAAGCCACGCTTGTCACAGTAGCGTCAGATGCTGCGGCAATCGAAGTAGATACTGGCACCACTTTATCAGCCCAAATCACAACTATTGCCAGTGATATCGTCCTCTTAGATACGGCGGTTGTAGTTGCAAGAGGAGCGGCTGAAGGCGTACCCACCAGCACCGTTATTCAAACAGATTTACCTGAAGCGACAGATGATCACTATAACAACATGGTCTTTGCTATGACCAGCGGTAATGAGGCTGGAGAGGTAAGGCGCATCAGTGATTATACGGGTGTTACAGGTACCATAACTCTGGCGACGGCGCTCTCGGGCGCTCCTACGGCCACTGAGACCTTCGTTATTATGGGGACAGCAGTAGCTGCAGCAGCAGGTTCACTTACAGCAGAAGCGGTAGCGGATGCAGTTTGGGATGAGCTTATCACGGGCCATAATAGCGCCGGTAAAGCCGGTAGCCAGCTCTGGACGAACATCAATTCCATCGCCTCTGACAGTATCAAGGTCGAATCCAGCATCGATGTCATCGAATCTAAGGTCTCTCAGATCTATAGTGACACCACGCACATCCACAGCGACACCATCGTCATCGAAGGCGCTACTGCTCCGACAGCAGCGGCAATCGCTGATGCAGTGTGGGATGAACTCATCACAGGACATAACACTGCGGGTAAAGCTGGCTCGCAACTCTGGACTAACATCAATTCTATTGCCTCTGACAGCATAAAGGTGGAGTCGAGCATCGACGTCATCGAGTCAAAAGTCTCGGCGATCTACAGCGATACCACGCACATCCATTCTGATACCACTGCTATTGAAGCATTTGGTACACCCCCAACTGTCGCGGCAATCGCTGACGGAGTGTGGGATGAAGCTATGGCAGGGCATGTTGCACTTGGTTCTTTCGGTGAAGGTATTTCCGATATCGAATCCAATCTTGTAATTATAGATACTGTAGTTGATACAATATTAGTTGACACAGGCACCACCCTTGACAATGCCGTTAGTGACGTTAAGAGTGCTTTGGTTGTAGTGGATGGTATTGTTGATGCCATCCTAGTAGACACAGGAACTACTCTTTCAGCGCAAGTCACGACAATAGCTTCTGACCTTGTTTTAGCACAGACAGATCTTGATACACTGACATCAGATACAGCAGCAATCGAAGTTGATACAGGAACTACCCTATCGGCGCAAATAACTACTATTGCCTCAGATATAAAGTTGGTTGAATCATCCGTTAGTCAAATTCTCAGCGACACAACTGTTATAGAAGCAGCGGGCGGCGCGAGTGCTGCAGATATTGCTGACGCTGTTTGGAATGAGACTGCTACAGGACATGTGGGGGCGGGTGCTGCAGGATCACAATTGTGGACTGATATAGATGCTATTTTAACAGACACAGGAACTACTCTTTCAGCTCAGGTAACTACGATTGCTTCCGATCTTGTATTAGCTCAAGCAGATCTTGATACTATCTACTCGGATACCACCAAGATCCATTCGGATACTACGGTTCTCGAAGCTGCCACCGCCCCCACAGCAGCCGCCATTGCAGACGCGGTATGGGATGAGGTGGTCACCGGGCACAACACGGCAGGCAAGGCAGGCAGTCAGCTCTGGACTAATATCGATTCGATCCACAGCGACACCACCAAGATCCACTCGGACACCACAGTCATTGAGTCTCAGACTACAGTCATTGAGTCCAAGGCTATCGAGATTGAGTCTGACACGACTTCAATCCATAGCCAAACCACGGTCATCGAGAGCGACAGCATCAAGGTGGAGTCCAGTGTGGACGTCATTGAGTCGCAGGTTAGCAAGATTTACAGCGATACTACGGCGATCAACGCCGCGGTAGGCACGCTCTTCGACGGTACGGCCGACAGCGGATCGACCACAACCCTGGTTGACACGGAGCTGACGCAGGCTACCGACGATCACTGGGTGGGTAATTTGATCAAGTTCACCAGCACCACGCTGGATGGACAGACGGCGCGCATCACGGGTTTCGTGGCTGCCACCGACACGCTCACCTTTGAGCCTGCCCTCACAGTGTCAGTGGCCACGCACACATACTCGATCATCCCCTGGCAGGACGGTCTGCTGGTTGCTGAGAAGTCGGCTCTGACCAAGATCCTCTCAGAAGTGGACGTCATCCAGTCCGACATCGCCCTTGTCGACAGTCAGGTCACAGCCACAGACGCTGTGGTGGACACGATCTACTCTGACACAACCCATATCCACAGCGATACCACCATTGCAACCTCGGCACTCAGCGACATCGAGTCCTTCCTGTTGCTCATCGACAGTGCCGTCACGGTCATCGACGATCTGCTCGACACCGAAATCCCGGCGCTCACGTCCAATATGGTACATGTTAAGAGCGACACGGCAGCTATCGAGGCTGATACCAACCAGATCATCAGTGATACCTCGCTCATCAAGAGCGACCTCGTGGTGCTCACAACCAACGTGGCTGCGGTAGACTCACAAGTTACGGCTACCGACAGTCAGCTCACAGTCACTGACGCTGTTGTAGATACTATCTACAGCGACACCACCATCGTGGTGCAGGTCACCAGCGACATCGAGTCCAACCTCGTCACGGTCAAGAGCGATGTTCTCACGGTGGATAGCCAGCTTACAGTCACCGATACCGCGGTGGACGCCATCCAAACAGCGGTGGACAGCCAGTCCACGAAGATCTACTCCGATACCACGGTCATTGAGGCTACGGGTGCATCGCTCACGGTGGCTCAGGACAGCAAGCTGACCGAGGTGCACGGCGACGTCAACACCATCGACGCGGCTACAACCCCCGGCATCAGCGATATCAAGTCGGCCCTGGTGGTCACGGATGCGGTTGTCGATACCATCTACAGCGACACGACGATCATCGCCTCTGACCTCAAGCTGGTCGAATCCAGCGTCAGCAAGATCCTGTCTGACACCACGGCCATCGAGTCCGACCTCGAGATTGCTAACTCGGAGCAGAGCCAGATCCTCAGCGACACCGCGGCGATCCACTCGCAGACTACGGTCATCGAGTCTAAGGTCGTCGAGATCGAGTCTGACACCACAGCCATACACAGCAAGGTGGTCGAAATTGAAAGCGACACTACAGCGATCCACACGCAAACCACCACCATTGCCTCTGACCTGGTGCTGGCGCAGGCGGATCTGGACACGGTCACCAGTGATCTCGTGGTCATCGACGCCCTCCTGTCACCGGAAATCAGCGACATCCTCTCGAAGGTCCTGATCATCCAGAGCGACACGAGCGACATCAAGTCCAAGCTGGTGGTCATCGACTCCGATCTGAGCAAGCTGGCCAGCGACTTGGTCATCGTGGACAGCGGCGTCAACGTCATCCAGAGCGATGTGGTCAAGATCTCCAGCGATATCAGTGCGGTGCCGTTCCAGAAGAACGCGGCCCTGCTCAACTTCCAGTTCGAGATGGTGGACGCCACGGACTTCCAGACCCCGGAAACGGGCATCAGCGTTACGGCCACCCGCAGCATCGATAACGCAGCCTTCGCAGCGTGTGCTAACAGCGCCGCCGAGTTGAGCAATGGCATCTACGCCATCAACTTGGACGCCACGGACATGAATGGTGACGTCATCACCTTCCGGTTCACGGGCACGGGTTGCGCCGACCGCTTCATCACGATCCATACGAGCGCGTAATGATCATACGATGGGGCACCGGCCGACTCATGAACCTACAGGGACTACGCACGTGGACGATATCCTCGGCGTGGAACTGCATCGGCACAGGCGATAGCGACGTATACACGGAGATAACGACAGGCGACAGCGACTCTTGGGTGGAGGTAGATACCGTGGATAGCGACTCCTGGACCGAGATCACCACTGGTTAACTTGACAAATCCCTCCAAGCATGGTATAATAGTAGCATGGCAGAAGAACTGACAGAAGGTACCATTGGTGTACAGGAGAACACAGCCTCCTCAGCTAAGAAGCTGGACACCACAGTGGTTGAACAGGACGACTCGGGCACCGATGTGCACCGGGAATCGGTCGGTATATCTGACCCCACCGAGGCACTGAACCGGGCCGGAGTTGATGAGGACGACCAAGTTAAGGAAGAGTACGCTCTTCGCACTACCGATGTTTTGATGACGCAGTTGCTTGATGCCATCGAACTACAGACTATTATACTCAAGCGAATCGAATGGCACCTGGCCCTAGCGTCAGGTGAGGAACTTGAAAAGGACGTACTATGATTCTAAATGATCCACTGACAGGTAATGCTGTTAGGGTGACCAAAGACGGCGAGCAGCTTTCTTTGGCAGTCTCTGAGGCAGAGATTGAATTTGTCAGCCATGAGAAGGGGCTGGCTTTCATCGCTACCTCAACCTACTCCGCCACGGGCGGGGAGGAAATCCTCTCAATCAGGAATGATAATGCCGATCTCGACATGATCGTTCAGAACATCACCGTCTCCACGTCGGCGTCGGGTGTCTTCACATTGTTTGAGATGACTACGGGCCAAACGCCAGCGGGCACCACGGTTACGCCGGTCAACCTGAACCTCGGTTCGGCGGTTGTAGCACAGGCCACCTGCTTCGGCAACGCCTCGGTAACAGGCTCACTATCTGGAACTACTCTGACGGCCCATGATGTTGGCACCTCGACTCCCTATACGTTTGATCTGCACACGGCGCTGATCATCCCCAAGGACTCGACCATTGTGCTTCAGGCCGCAACGACTGGCGTCGTATACGCAGACATCGTGTTCTACTACGCGAGCAAGATTGCATTCTAGATGTGGCGCGTAGTACCATCTAATCCGGCTACAGGGTCGGCATGGCACTCCGAACATGTGCAGACGTACGTGCCCTTGGTGGGTACGGAGCGTACCGATAACATCACCTTGGTGACTATGGGTCCGCTCTTTGTGCATGGGGTGTTCAAGTCGGTCTCTATTACGTCGGCGACCACGACCACGGTGGCAGCTCCACACGGGGGCGGGTCACTGCTGATCACGGATATCGTCGTGTCGGCAAAGAAGGTGAATGGAACTACGCTCGATGTGGAGTTTGACGACGGTGTGAACACAGAGATTCTGCTCTCGCCGGACTCGATCAACCAGTCGGTCAACTTTGCATGGCAGCCAGTGGGGCGCATCCAGGGTTGGGAGGATGCAGCGCTCAAGATTGTCACCACAGGGGCCAACACCGTAGCCACCGTGACAGTCGGGTATGTGCAGAATCCGTCCTCGGTCCCGTACGCAGAATGGAACTCAGCGCGATGATGGCAGCTATCCTGTGCAACCTCAAATTTTGGGATTGCATCGAAACAGAAGACGACGACACGTGGACTGAAAAGCCCACCACAGACACTGACACGTGGACAGAGATAACCACGAGCGATAGCGACACCTGGACGGAGATTAATGTGTGATGGCTACTTCCGGTACATTTACCTACGCGGCGTCAAACGTCGACATTATCGAGGAAGCCTATGAGCTTGCGGGCTACGAGGGGCGGTCTTCCTACGACAGTGAAACTGCGCGCCGCAGCATGAACCTGATCTTCTCGGACTGGGCCAACTACGGTGTCAATCTCTGGACCCTCGGGATGGTGACCACCGACATGGTGGCATCAACTGCCAGCTATACCCTGAGCGCCCAGTACTTCGACATCATCGAGGCGGTGATGGAGGACAACACTACGGCCGTCCCACTCGACATCCCAATGGAGCGAATCAGTTATGAAGAGTACCTCAACCTCCCCGACAAGACCACCACAGGTCGACCAAACCTGTATGCCGTGCAGCGCGGCCGGACACAGCTTACCGTGTACATGTACCCTACCCCAGACGTCAGTACTCTGGATTTCCGTGCCTGGACTGTCAGGTACATGGAAGACGTGGGAACCATGTCCCAGAACCCCGACATCCCTCGTCGATTTGAAGCAGCCCTCGTATACCGACTGGCCTACGAGCTAGCACTAAAGAAGAAGTACAACCAAGTGAGTCCCGAGCATGCCATGGCTGACGCGCAGAACAGTCGCGCGAGGCGGCAGGAGCTGGGACAGAGGGCAGGTGCTCTGTTTGATAGAGCGCGCGAAGAGGACAGCGATGCAGCTTCTCTCTTCATCCGCCCCAAGGTGCGATAATGGTATTTGCAGTAGGAGCCAAGGCGTGGGGGCATTGCGACCGTTGCGGGTTCCGCTATCTACTCAAGAGGCTACGACGTGAGCAACATACCAAGGTCAAGGTCTGTCCCACCTGCTATGACCCGGTGCCAGATCAAAGTTGGCCACCCCATCCATCTCCTCGGGATGCAGTGGCTCTGCAAGATCCTCGGCCGGATCGTGATGCTGCGACTACTCTTTACGATGATGATGGGGATGGTAACACGCTCTTGAAGGACGTCATTGATATGACGCACGGTGACACCTAATGGCTATTTTCTCATACACCTACGCCACTCTTGAGACGGCTGTCAAGAACTGGACGGAGGATGACTCAACCGAATTCGATGCGGTCCTTGATGATATCATGGGTCTCGCCGAACTCATGATCTACAGGGATGTGGACCTTGATTACACAAAGAAACATGCAACTGTTACAGGATCAGCAAGCGATCAGTACCTTGCCAAGCCGACAGATTTTGTCGCAGACCGCAGCATGTACCTCACCAGCAGCGGAGTCATATATCCACTCACAGCAAAGTCTGCAAACTGGATACGTGACTACTGGGAAACTCCCGCATCTGAGGAGCGGCCGAAGTACTACGCAGACTGGGACGACGACACATTCCTCATCGCCCCCACTCCAGACGCCTCCTACGTCTATACCTTGGAATATACCCATCGCCCTGCGCGGCTTGCGAGTGATAACACAACGACCTGGCTGTCAACCAACGCGCCTGATGTACTGCTATTCGCTTGTCTTGTACAGTCTGCAGCGTTTCTTCAAGAACTTAACCGCGGCGAAGAGCCGGGCATGCTGCCAGTGTGGGAGAAGGCATACTTAGAAGGTATTAAGAGATTGAGAGACGAAGAGATGCGCAAACAGCGTCGGACCGAGGCGCGCTTTGGTGAGAGTCATGGCGAAATCTAAGTACTGGATCAGCGACATAGACGACGAAGGCTACATCTGGATTGAGTTCGACGGCGAGGGTGGCACGCGTTACCAGGTGCCGCTCAACGAAGACGGCTCCATCCTCTCCAACGCCGACTTCAAGCAGTGGATTAAGAACACGGCGGAGGGAT